ACTATAACCCTTATGGAGATTGAATAATGTTCCAGGATGATTTCAGCGGAATGGAAATGTGTTTCCTCTTGGATATACAATATCAAGGGATGACATATCGATTTTCCACAATCCCAATCGACTTGGAGGACCAAGCTGAACAGAGCATCATAAGATATAATGGACAGCTGGAAGATCCTGATATCAATAGAGCCACTTCATTCTTAGGGGTAGAGGTTGAATCGGATTCCATAGCTCTGGAACTGGTGTTCTCTGGTCTGGATTGGGTGAAGGAATGGCTAGCTGGAAGAACGCTGGAGATAGAGCCGGCGGTTATCTATGCTATTCCAATCTCAGAGGGAAAGACAAAATACACAATACAAGATAGGATTCCACTTTTCACAGGGAAGGTTTCCGATCCAATCTATGGGGATATAACCAAGCCCAAAGGATGGATTTCCTTCTCTATTGAAAACAGTTTGAACATTGAAAGAATCAAACTGTTAGAAGGCTCGAATGAGATAACCCGAAATAGATTTCCTTCTCCTGTGACAGATGAAATCTATGGGAAATATTCTCCTTTCATTCTTGGGAAGCCTGGAAGCATCATCCAAGCAGCTGCTAACAGAGAAATTGAATTTGTGGAGAAATATCCGACTTCTCCAGCGTACAGAGTACAATTCACAAGAATATCTAGTCCCTTCCAAGAAGATATCCGATTCCTGATAGCTCATCACGCTGTCAAGGCGACTATTGGAAGGATATATGATCCCAAGGGTGGTTCATTCCGGAATCCAATCCTTCAAGATATAGATGCTGAAGGGAATATTTATTCTTATATCAATTATCAGCTGAAAGCAGCTGGTCCCAATGTTCTGGAATATGACAACTTCCAACAGCTTGCCGTTGATGCCTCGGGAAATCCTGTGGAGCTCTGGACAGAATATTACGCCTCTTGGGGTGAAGAGGATGGCGGATTCTATCAAGATTTCCTAAGTGGGGCTATGACTGGCGGCGGTGATATCTGTCTCTATGTATTGGATCGGCTTGGGCTAGATTATGATTATGGGGCTTGGGCTGGACTGCTTCCAATACTCAATAGATATGAGTTCTCAGGCTTTATGGATGATTACGAGATAGCAGCTTGGGAATGGCTGAAAGAGAATATTATTTCCAACCTCCCAATAGAGGTTATCAATGGAGCCAAGGGCATCACTCCCAAGCTCAATCTCTATTTCTATTCTCAGACTCCAGAGGTTCAATATCATATCAGCACTTCTGGACAATTCGAGCCAATCACAGGCATCCAGCCGCTAGACCAGCCAGTGACCAATCATCTTACAATCAAGTTTTGTTACTCGATAGCGTATGACAGCTATCAATCTTCCATTATTGTTGATCCAAGAATCACACAAGAAGAAGCTCTTATCGTGAATGATCCGGTGGCAAGATTAAGCTATCAGCGGTTCGGACTTCGTGAAGAGGTTCTGGAACTTCCGTTCGTGTGGGATCTGAAAACAGCTTTCAGGATAGCCAGAGACAAAATCAGAATCAGAGGATTGGGAGCCAAGGCGATTGAGATATCAGCGAGCTCTAGATATTCTTATCTTGATATTGGTGATGTGATTTCCTTCACTTCTGAGGAGATTGGATTGAACGCTCATAAATGCCAAGTGATTTCCAAGAGCTGGTCAGATAACCGCTGGCGATTCGTTCTTCACATTGAAGAAAATCCAATTATCACTCCTCGAAAATAGAACTTTCCAATCGGGAACTTTCAAGAGGAGAAGAACGTGATAAAATGGCTCTATGTTAGTTTTCATAGATAGACAGCACAGTGGGAAGCCCAATAGACTCTCAGACAGAGGAGCCAGTCAAGACTTGGATGGGGATGGGGTTATATCTTGGGCTGAAAAGGAAGCTATCTGGACAGGAAGAATGGCGATTGAACTGGAGATTCTTCTTCTGGAAATGGGCTATGATGTTCTTCCTATTTCGGATGGGGACTACAGATCCAGACATGAACGAGTGAATAGATATTCTCAGGGGCATCTTGATTGTATTTATCTAGCGCTCCATCTCAATGCCGGCGGTGGTGATTATGGTTCATTCTTCCATCACTATGCCAGTGTAGCTGGAAGAGAGCTAGCCCAATCAATGGCTGATTCTCTTCATCAATCACTTCCAAATATCAACAGCTGCAAGGCAATAGCTGCTAGAAGTGAAGACTGGACCAAGAACGCTTGGAACACGATTAAAGGGGTTGGAAGACCGGTGGCAATATGTTGTGAACCGCTATTTATGGACACGCATCACAACCTTCTCAATCATCACGGAATAAAACAAATATCACTTGGGATAACCCAAGGAATTAGAAATTGGGTGGAACAATGAATGATCCTGTAATGATTCAGCTGCTTACCGGTCCGGTGGGGGCTTTGGCTCTTTGTCTTATTGCTATTTTTGTTATCGGAAGATGGGTTGGGAAGCATCTTCCAGTATGGGTGGAAAGACACTTGAACCAATTTGATCGGATGATTGAACAACACTCAGAAGATAGAGAAGTCTATAAGAAGAGCTTGCACGATATGACCTTAGAGCTAACAAATGTGGGAAAAGAGGTTCGAAGCATCAAGGAAGATGTAGTGGAAATCAAGGCTAAATTATAGGAACAATCTTCTTGATGATAACTTCTTCTTGAAATAGGGAAAATGGAACCTGAAGGAATAATGTGAATCCTCCTTCTTGGTTCTTGACTGGGAAATGATTCAGATTGTCAAGATGCACAGAGACAGCTTCCCACAATACACGAGTATCAATCCAAGCTATATATATCCAGCTCTTGAAAACGAACCCTTCTATAGTTAGATTGGACATAGGAAGATCATTCCTGAGAGCCTTCAATCTGGATGCTACTTCCAAGGGCTGTTCAGGATTGGAAGTTTTCTTCCACCGGATAGCGAAATGCTGCTTTGGCTCGCAAGTCCAGACTCTAGCCGATACTGATAAGGTGCTCTGGCGATCAGTGTAATAATAGTCAATGCCGTGTTTCAGGTCAGCTATTGTTCCGTTCGTGCTTTGCCAGAGTCCAGGAAACTCTTCTTTGAGGTTCGGAATTATATATTTTCGGAAGTTAGAATCTCCCCGAGCTAGCCGATCTTTTTTCTTCATTGTGGGGATTATATCATATTATCTGAAAAAAAAATACAAATAAGTGTTGACAATACAACTTGTTTTTTTTATATGTATAAACATAAATCAACACTATAGATTTATATGAACAAAGAGGTAACAAAATGAAAGACTTCCTATCAATGGCTATCCTGACAATAGCTTTAATTCTAACTATGCACATTATGATCAGATTGGGGCTATTCCTCTGTCTTGCTCTTAATATCAATATCTAAGGAGAAACAAACAATGACAAATCAACAAAAAAAACTATTCAAGCGCTTGGCTATGAGAAGCTTGATTCGCTCTGTGAAGAAAAATGGAAGAGCTATCACCAGAAAATGGGCAGCTGATTGGAAACCTAACAATCCTGAATTTCTTGAAATGTGGGAAGAAGCTAAGAAAGAGGTGCTGAAATGAAAGCTATATATGAAAACAATTTAGAAATTGGAACTATATCATCTTGGAAACGAGGTGATATAACTCTGTATCAAGGAATCGTTCCCAAGGATGATGGAGAAATCTGTTCTAATACCTTCTGCACAGAAGAAGAAGCTGAAAGATATATAAGAGAAAAGTATGCTATCTTAGGCTATGTCCCCTTCTCCACAAGATTGGAAACAGCTATCAAGATTTCAGGGTTATCGCTTCGAGTCTTAGGCTATGAGCTTGGAACCTCAGCAAGCGCTATTCATAGATGGGTAACTGGTGAAAACTATCCAGCTGTTCATTATCTTTGGAGATTGTGTAATGTTCTTTTCTGCTCCAAGGAAGCCCAAGATAAGTTCATTGAATGGACTCTAACCATTAACAGAGAAAGATAAATGTGGAAGTTACAATATCAAGGCATCTTAACCGGTCAACCTAAGAGCTTAGGAAGACCAAGAGGAACAAGAACTGGAAGAGTCTATATGCCACTGTCAGATAGACAATATCAGGCTAAGCATCTTGAAGCATTGGGGGAAGCTCCATTCAGGCTGGAAGATGCTGTCAGGGTTCAGATAACATTCAGCTCTAAAAGACCTCAGAGATTGATGAACAAGAAAGATCCAGAAGGGAGAATCTATAAGACTTCCAAGCCGGACTTAGACAATCTGATTAAGATGGTCCTTGATATTCTGACTAAGTGGGGAATCTGGAATGATGATTCTCAGGTGGTATCCATCCAGGCTGAAGATTACTATTGCTCCAAGAATGAAGAACCTCACACCAGCTTCCAGATATATATCAAGGAGAATTAACGAATGAAGATATGCCTATTCCCCA